TTTATGTTTCTACTATTGTTTCATTAACTAAACCTGCAGATAGTTTAAAGGTACTTCTTAGTGCTTATAGGAATTCTTCATCTGATTTTAGAGTTTTATATTCTTTAGTACGACCTGATTCTAATGAAGTTGATCAATCCTTTGAATTCTTCCCAGGATATGATAATTTAAATAATGGAGTTGTTAAAGATTCTACTAAGAATAGTGGATTACCAGATACATTTGTTCCTTCTAGTTTGGATGATCAATTCTTAGAGTATGAATTTACTGCTAATTCTTTAGGTGAATTTAGTGGATATCAAATTAAAATAGTTATGTCAGGAACAAATCAAGCATATCCAGTAAGAATAAAGGAACTTAGAACTATTGCTACCAAATGATTAAAGTTAAAGGTTATCCCCATTTATATCGTGATGAGAATACTGGTGCTATTGTAAATTATAATGATCAAGATTATAATGTAAGATTACAATCTATTTCTAATTTTGAAAAAGAAAAGGGTGAATTGAAAAGAATGAGAGAAGATATTGATGAGTT